CTCGGCACCGTCTTCAGGCTGTTCGGCTTCGATAGTGATCGCGTCGGGCATTTCCCCCATCCTGAGCCCGATGAAGACATTCACCCCGCTCTCGCCTCCCGTGGCGGCCTTGGCCGGTGGCTCGGCGACGGGCTTGCCGGTCTTCCCCGCCTTGACGTGCGTCAACGCCCACTCGGCCGGCCGCGAGTCCCCGTCCGCCGCGGCGATCTTCGCCGCCTCCAGGTGCAACTGCGCGTACTCCGGCAAGTGCTCCTGGAGGATGGCGTTGGCGGTCTTCGCCAGGCGCTCGATGTGCTCGGCGCCCTCGTGCATCGCGACCAGTTCGTTGTATTTCTTGATGTCCGCCACGGCCATGCCCGCGTCGCGGGTGGCCTTCGGCACCGACTCCCGCGCAAAGCACTTCACGCACATCCCGTCCTGATGGTGCGGCCGGCGCGGGTGGCACAGCGCGTGCTTCAGGTTCTCGACGATCTTGGACGGCGGCGCGAGTGTCTGTGCGAGGCGAGGCTTACCGCCGGTTCGCGCCAAGGCGCTTCTCCACTTCCCGCGCGATCAACGGCATCGCCACTTCCTCGACGACGTTCTTCAACAGCCACTTGCCAATCGACTTCCACATGATGCCTCTCCTATGTCAGGTGTTCGCCCGTCACGCCGCGCTTGAGAATGGGGTCGATCTGCCCCTGCGGCGGCTCGACCGGGCCGCCATTCGGATCGCCCGCCGGGACGACGCCCGCCGCCTCGTCCGGCGGCCGGGTGCCCGGCAGATTCTGCGGCGTCGAAATCTGCTTGACCGCGTCCTGCAGCACCATCGCCGCCGCCTTGATCTCCTCCGGCGTGACCTGCTCCGACTTCAGAAGCAACGCCAAGGCGATGGGGTTCAGCATGTCCTCGCCGCCGAAACGGTAGGAGATGTTGGGCTTCTCGGGCTGCGGCTCGGGCGGCGGCGCGATGATCTTCTGTGGGTCAAGACCGAGATCGACGATGACCTGGCGCTCCAGCTCCTGCCGGTTGATCCCCGGAGAGCCGCCCAGGAGGTTGTACGCCTTGAGCGTCTTGTCCAGCTTCGTGGTCTGATCGACCCTGTCGCTGGAGTCCGGCACAAACTCGAACTCGTACTCCGCCTGGAACATATCCGGCGTCGCCTGCTTCAGCACGTCGGCGCCGTCCTGTCCGACGACCGTCACCCAGGCCGGCTCGTCCATAAACAACTGCATCAGCGAGTACAGCACTTCGACGCCGCCAACGATGTAGTTGTTGATCTTGTCTTTCTCGTAGAACAGGCGCGTGTCGGCCGCGGCGCCGACCTGCTTGACTTCGGTCGCGCTGCGCTCGGTGTCGGTGAGCGTCGCAAGCTGGTTGTTCGAGAGCGCCCACGAGCGGTCGAGGTCGGCACCAATGACGTTGGTGAACTCGAAGTTCTCCCGTGGATAGTTCGCGCGGGCCACTTCGCCAATCGCCCGGTCGCCGGTCCCGTTCATCGGAATGAAGTCTTGGTAGACGCCGTTCCGGAAGTTCTGAATGACCGCGTCATCGACGCGGTTGACGTCGTACCACCGCAGCGGAATCGAGTGGTCGCGCTGCCGGATCATCTGCGAGCGCGACTTGATCATCTCGCGCACTTGCGGCCGGCCGGCCTCGCTGTCAGATGGCGGAATCGACGTGTCGCTGACGTAGGTCAGTGTCTCGACGCGGATCGGGAACTTCCGAATCCCCCGAAAATGTCCTGGAATCTCCGGGCGCGGCGGCGTCGTCGGATTTCCGTCCGGTCCCGGCGGCCCTTCGGGCACCGCCTCCTGGGCATCGACCCACTCCTGCCACTCCGGCGCCTCGTGCTCGACGGGGTGCTCGTAGCTGTCCACGAACGTCAGTCGGCGCAGGGCGTCGGGCCGCGCCACCGACTCGTCGTACTCGCACGCCTTGTACCAAATCTCCTGCACCTTGACATACGACGTGCCATACTGCTTCGAGGTCTCGTTCCGCACCCGATCCGAGACCAGCTCCGGCTTCGCCGACTCCTTCGGCTCCCAGTCGGCCGGCAGCTTGAACCGCTGCTTGGCCTGCGCGAGGGTCAGGAAGTACTCGCGCCCCAGCCACGGCGCCTCGTCCCAATTGCTCCCCGTGAACTCCGCCGGCCACAGGAACAGCGCCGGGGAAATCCGCTTCCAATAGAACCGCCGGCTCGCCAGCCGCGGCACCTGGATCATCTGCCCGGTCGGGATCTCCTGCTGGAGCACCGGGTCAAAAATCTTCTCCTCGATATCGACCTGCTCGTAGCGCAGATCGACGCCCACCATCGAGACCATCACGCCCGACGCATTGATGACGTCGGCCAGGCACTCGTCGATCATGTAGCGGGCCTGGCACTCCTTCCGCATCGTCTTGTTCAGGGCTTCGGTGACGACGGGCGCCATCTCCTGCCACAGCGGTTCGGTCGCCTTGGCGACGACCTTCGGCAGGTAGAACATGAGCTGCGCGGTCTTCTGCTTGGTGCGCGCCCAGTCCTCGGGCAGGCTCAGCCGGTCCGCCTCCTGCGACTCCACCGAGACCACGTCGCCCGAGAAGGGCTTCTGGACCCGAAAGCTGACGTTGGTCTGCCACGACGTCAGAAAGTCCTGGCGGTTCTTCGAGGCGGCTTCGATGCGCCCGCGCCACGCCGCCGAGTCCTTCTCGGACATGGGCAGCGTGCCGTCTTCGGCCGCGGCATCCGTCGTGTCGGTCATCGTCGTGTCGTCCATACTCGTGTCCTACAGCACCCGCGGCGCCCAGCGATCCACGCCCGGCGCCTGGCGCTTGCTCCCTCGCTTCAGTTCCCGGATCATCTCCAGCACCCGCGGGGCCGGCATGATCTCCCGCGACCGCTGGGGCCGCGACATCACGAAATACCGCACGTCGTCGGCGCAGTCGTCCTCCACGCCGGTTGTTTCCATGTCGGCCGGGTTACGCGGATTGACGACCATCTGGGGGATCGTCCGGATGGTGTGCGGACACCCCTCGCGCAAGAACCGCAGCCGCGGATACCGCGACACGCCGGTTTCAATAATCGTGCGGAGCCAATTGTGAACTTCGATCCATCCCGCGATCCGGTTCTTGTCCGCCTCAATGAGCGGCACGCCGGCCAACTCGAAGTGTTCGGCGATCGACGGACCCTCGTGCTCCTGCCACATCGCCGTGTCGGCGACGGTGTAGCGCACTCGCAGCCCCCGCGACAGCCGCTTGATCTCCTCGGCCGCGTCGCGCGGGAGCGTCTGCCGGAAGATGTACTCCTGAAACCCAATCGCCGACCCGTCCTCCAGACACGCAAACCAGAGACAGACGCCCGGATTGCCGGCCTCGGCATACCCCCAGTCGATGACCCGCACGATCTCGATGTGCGAGGCGTAGATGATGGGCTGGCCGCGGTAGGTGGGCAGCGTCTCGATGACGTGCCACGGCTCCCCATCGAAGACCGGCGCCCACTCACTGAAGAACTGGCCCTCGACGACCCATTCGCCGTGGAGCAGCGCCCGGCGCAAGGCGTCCGAGGGGAGGTTGCTCAGCGTCTTCGCGTAGGCTTCCCGGTCAATGTAGGGGTTGTCCTCCAGCGTCGAGTGAACCGTTTCGTAGTCGTCCGGGTCGTAGTCCGGCGCTTCGGCCGATGTCGGATTCTTGTCGAGGAACCACGTCTTGACCCACGTGGCGCCCGGCCCGATCGGGTTCGTGCCGGCCCGCGCGATCGGACGGTAGCCCTTGATCGGCGAGCGCAGCGACGAGCACAGGAACTGGAACTGGCGCAGCGTGAACGTCGCCAGCTCGTCGAAGTAGATCGCCTCATACTCCGAGGAGAGATACTTGGCGAGGGTCGCGTCGTCCTCGACATGCCCGAAGCGCAGCGTGGAGCCGTTCGGGAAGCGAATGACGAAGTCCGTACGGTGCCAGGCGCTTTCCGCCAGACCGAGCTGTTCAATCTCGAACGGGACTTCGACCAGGTGCGACTGCTTCAGCTCCGGCATCGAGCGCCGCACGATCAGCGCCCTGAACCGCGGGACCGCCAAGCAGCGCGAGTAGGCGTCGTAGCGAATAGCCTTGGACTTCCCGGATCCGCGGCCCCCCTCCATGAGGCAATACCGCTTCGTCGAACCGTGAAAC